GTATGGTAACCGTCCTAGCTATAAGGTAGGTTTCATTGTAACTGAAGAGTTCATCAATTCTTCTGATGATCCTAGTCTGCTGGATAACGCACAGGGCTATTCTAACTTTGCTGCTCCTGGTGCTGACAGACTTAAGATTAATCTTACACTGGCAAAGAGAGACTTCGAAGCTAAGGATCCCAACTTTATCACTCTCGCTAGCATTCGTAATGGCGGCATCGTAGGTAATGTTGATAGAGCTGTCAAGTGGGATTGGCTCTACGATATCCTGGCCAAGAGAACTTATGATGAGTCTGGTGATTATATTGTCTCCGACTTCCCAGTCGAGCCAATGGAATACACCAACACTGAAGATCTTAATGGTATCTTTGATGCTGATGAGGAAACTGGTGAGTATCCTGCTATTCCCAGAGCTCTCGATGATACGCCACTGACGTTTGACCAAGCGAATGCTAACTATGTCCTGAGAGTAGACCCAGGTCAAGCATATGTAAGAGGATACTCTTGTGGTTTACAGAACCCAATGTATCTGTATTCCAAGAAAGCAAGAGACGAAAACTATCTGCCTGATACCTTCACACAGATTACTGAAGGTTATAATATTACACTTACTAATGTATCTGGTGTAGCTGATATCCAGAATATTAGTGACTCTGCTAGCTGCCTGGCATTTGACTCTATTCTTCTGTATAGAAGCTTTATTGATGGCTTCGTAGGTCAGTCTGCTACAGCTACAGGTAAGCCACTGAACTTTGGTAACGAGCCTTGGATTACCTATCACATCATCTGTGACGGTCCTATTGGTGATCTTACACAGTTTGGGTATATTCAAGAGAACATTGTATTCCAAGAGGGTAACAGTGCTGTACTGAGCTCACAGCAAGACTTCAAACGTGGTGGCTCACTTGGTGGTGCCAATATCCTTATTGTAAATAAGATTACACCTAGACCCTCTGGTGTGATGTCTCCAAGATACCTGCTTCCAAAGCAGTATGTGGACACTGACGAACCATTCAGAGGTTATAACTCTACCCACAAGCTTGGTTTCCTGAACTCTGTATATTTCACAGAGTTGGCCATGGTCAACAATGACGGTGAGTCGCAGCTTGGTAGTGCCGATTGGGAAGTAGGTAAGCTGGTATTTGGAGTTGAGTCAGAAACTTATGCCACCGTAGAGCGTGGCTCTGAGCCCAACGTACTGGTTGTATCTAATATTGTTGGTGGCTTTATTAATGGTGAGAAGGTGATGCAGATCACCAGCGCTGGCACTAAGATCTCCAGAATCCTTAAGCCAAACGAAGTCGTTGAGTTCCAGTTCCACGAGGCTGGAGATCTGGCAGCTGCTTCGACGATGGATGTCTTCGCTATTGGTTCGAAGCTGACACTGAAGAGAGGAACAGACTATCTCTATTCCCCAGTTGCTGGTAAGATGATCACAACTGAAAAGGGTAGACAAAGACTGCTGAATCATCCATATCCCGAAGGAAGTGACCTGAATGAGCGCATCAACTATACCTGTGTCACTAGCAACGGAATCAACGGCTATGCTGTACAGTCACCTGCTAAGATCACAAACACCCTGACCAAGACTAAGTCGGCATTCTCTGAGCTGTCACTGACTAGCTCCGACACCTTCTCTGGTGATATCTCTATTCAAAACAATGTCGATGCTGAGGTATTGGACATTGCTGATAAGTCATTGTTTAACGGTAAGGCAGGCACCAACTTTATTACCTGTGAGAACTTCTCTGGTGATCCATCTGAGCAACTGGTGTTTGGTGACCTCATCACCTTGGTTGACGACGAAGGTGCCTCTGTCAATAGACTTGTGCTGTTCGCCACCAAGCCAGTTGGTTACGGTGAAAACCGCAGTAAGTCAACCATCTATCTGACAACTACTCTTTCTAACAACGTATCTGGTAAGACAATCCAGAGAGTAAGAGTCAACACAGCTGGTTCGCAGGATCAAACACTTCTCTACAACCTGCCCGTTGATGTAGTCGCTTCCCTGGAGTCTGACCCTACCAACACTAATATTAACTATCAGGTTTACAGAGAGTTTGTTCAGACATTGTACTCTGGTACTACAGAGTTTGCTCTGACCACTGTAAAGGACAACGAGAGATTCCTTCAGAATCCATTGATGGTTAATGCTGTCATTGTCAGAAACCTGTCCGGTTCTAGCACCGAATATACTGGTAGGTCTGTTATCATTGGTAGCATTGAGATTGACCAGGATGATAGAAGAAAGGCAGTATTCAAGCTGAGAGACGGTGACGCTCTCCCTGTCGATGCTATCGTTAAGATCCTGGCTCCTGTTGTCGTTACTGATGCTAAGGCCAAGCGTAAGGTATTCAGAAGGCACGACGAGAATCCCCCTATCGAAATTAAGTATGATGCTACCATTGGCAACCCACTTGCTAGCATTGCTACTCCGCAACGCCGTGTGATCTCACTTGGCATTGCTGACGTCTATAAGCTCCATAAGATCACGATGGGTGGTCCTGAGACTGACCCAGATGCTATTGACGTAACTAACAACTATATTCTTGACGACGGTCAGAGAGATAACTTCTATGACATTTCCAAGATCTTCCTCAAGCAAGGCAGACCCCCTGCCGTATCTGACCTTTATGTCTATGTCGATTACTTTGAGCATAGCGCAGAGGGTGACTTCTTTAGTGTAGACTCCTACACTCACGACGAGGGTGTTCCCTATGGAATGATCCCAACCTATGTCCCCAACAACCCCACACCAGATAAGATTGAGAACCCTCCCGGTCGTGAAGTTAAGCTGCGTGATGTTGTCGACTTTAGACCAGTAATCAACACTGCTGATCCCTATCCTAGTGTTGTTCCTACTATTACACCTGGAACAGACGCTCAATCAGCTGTAAACTTTAGAGACACCACCAACCAGGGTAACGCATTTGTACCTAGACTGCCCATCCCTGCTACGCAATTCCAGTGTGATCTTGAGTACTATCTGCCAAGATACGACTCCTTGTTCCTGGAGAAGAACGGTGACTTTACTCTTATTATGGGTGACCCTGACGTTTCACCTAAGCCTGTAGAGAATATCTCCACTGGTATCAGACTGTATGATATCTTCCTGCCTGCTTATACCTTCAGCATTGAAGATATTAAGATTAAGAAGTTTAACTATAGACGCTACACGATGAAGGACATTGCGGCACTTGACCGTCGCATTGACAACGTTGAGGAGCTGGTCACACTGTCTATTCTTGAGCAGTCAGCTCTGAATATGAGTGTCAGAGATGCCGTCACTGGACTCGATAGATTCAAGAACGGTATCGTTGTTGATACGTTTAGAAACCACCAGAACGGTGACGTCGGTTCTACACAGTATAGAAACGCAATTGATCCCAAGAATACACACCTGCGTGCCCCTCACTTCAAGGATCAGGTTGAGATTGAAGAGAGAAACCAGACAGTAGGCCAGAGAGAAGGAAATGCCTATGTCAATAAGAACGGCATTCTGATGCTGACTTATGACCACGTCGAAATGGTAGAGAACCGTTTTGCTACCAGGTCTATCAACCTTCAGCCTTACAGTGTCTTCACCTATGACGGCAACGTATCTTTGACACCTTCTGTCGATACCTTTGAGGATACCAACAGACTACCAAGACTTGTTATTGAAGATAACAGTGTATTTGATGCTATCACCAACGTCACCAATGCTATCAACCGTTCAGGTATTGGCACCGTATGGGGTGACTGGGAGACCACAGGTACGTCGGTTACATCCAGAACTACATCTACTGAAATTAATAGAAGACAAACAGACAGAAATAACTTCTTTACTTCACTCAACGTCACTGAGACGACGGAGTCTGTAAGACAAGCAAGGAACCAAACCACCACTAGCTTTAACGTCAACACCAGCCGTGTCGTCAACACCTCCTATGGTGACCGTGTGGTTGATGTCCAGCTTGCCAAGACGATGAGGTCTATCCCAGTTCTCATCAACGCGAAGCGACTGAAGCCAAACACAAGATACTATGTCTTCTTTGATGATATCGAAGTATCTGACTGGATGTCTGTCGATGCTCTCTCTACTGACTTCCCAGACGGTAAGAGCTACTATGTAGGTCAGCCCAATAGCCAACCCAAAGGCTTCGGTCATCCTATTATCTCGGACAACGATGGTGTTGTAAGAGGACTGTTCCTTATTCCTAACGGTAGAGCTCCTGTACAAGGCTCTGTATTCCAAACAATCAACTCTGTTAAGTATAGAACAGACGGGCCTTCCAGAAGCTTCTCGACAGGTCAGAGAGTCTTTAGGCTGACTAGCAGCAAGGATAACGTCAAGCAGATTGACAGAGTCGAAGCATTCGCAGAGACAACCTTCACATCTAGCGGCGTATTGATGGACAAGCAGGAGACTGTTGTATCCACCAGAGTCCCAGGTGTCAGCTCCTCACAGAGAACAACTGGTTCTCAATCAAGAACTCAGACAAGCACCAGTGTTACTGACGTCGGCACTTCTGTAAGAGTAGAGGAAAGACCACAGCCAGAACCCAGAGACCCTGTGGCACAGACATTTGTTGTTGATAATACAAACTCTGACGGTGTGTTTGTTACCGCACTGGACGTATTCTTTGAGACCAAGGATGAAGTTCAACCAGTAGAGGTTTATCTAACTACGACTGACGGTGCCGTACCTACTACCACTATCATCCCACACTCCACAGTAACCAAGCAACCAAACACCAAACTGCGTGTTATGTGTGAGCTTCCTGACGGTGCTGCCTCCTCTATCTTGAAGGCTGGTATGAGCGTTGTTGGCCAGGAGAGTGGAGCAACTGGTGTTCTTAAGTTTGGCACTACGTTTGAGTCGGCGTCTGCTAACCCAAGCAAGAACGTTACCAACTATGTCTATAACGTCATCCTTGGTAACTACCTCGGAGACTTCCAAGCTGGTGAGCAGATCGTATCTCCTGACCTGAAGGGTGTAGATGCTCTGCCCGTATTTACTATTGTCCAGGACGAAGTTGATATCACCAGAGTCGATCTTGACACCATGGGTGCTGACTACGGTGAGGGTACAGTTATTGAGTTCTCTGAACCAGAACTGCCAGGTGGTGTTACTGCCACAGCAGAAGTAAAGGTTGCTCCAATCTCCACACCACAAGACTTCGACTACGTTGAAGGACACAACGGACAGGTCTATGAGATCGTCCTGACTAACCCAGGTAGTGGTTACACCAGAGTTCCCTCTGTCACTATCAACGGTGTGGGCGGTAACGCCACAGCCTCTGTCAGAACTAAGCCTGGTAGAGAAGCCGTAGATATGGGTGTATCAACATCTGACGACGCTACCGCTGCTACTCGCTTTGTATTCCCAACTCCCGTATATCTGTTGGGTGACACCGAGTATGCTTTCGTCGTCAGATGCCCAACGTCACTGAAGTATAAGGTATTCTGTTCTAAGCTTGGTGAGAACATTATCGGTACAGAGACAAGAGTCACAGAGCAGCCTAGCATTGGTAGCTTGTTCAAGTCACAGAACGGCGTACTCTGGACAGAAGACCAGACCACAGATATTACCTTCGTTCTCCACAGAGCAGAGTTTGACACTAATATCGACGCCAAGGTTGAGCTTCGAAACGCTCCACTGACGAAGAGAAGACTGGAACTCGATCCAATCGAGACAAGCTCCTTTGACGGTAGCACCTCCTCTGATGTATTTGGTATCAACCCACGTATTGTAAGAATCAATCACGAGAACCACGGACTCAACCCTGGTGACCTCGTTATTATTGAAGGTGTTGTAGGCACGGGGAATAGCCCAACTATTGGTGGTATTCCTCTGACTGAGCTGAATACTATTCACCAGGTTCTGTCTTCTGACCTGAATACCTTTGTTATCAAGGTCAAGACTAAGGCTACACTGACAGCACAAAGCGGTGGTTATGATGTCTTCTGTACATACAACAGACCTTATGAGGTCATTAACATGTACAGTGGTATCATGCAGTTTGGTACAACCACACTGAGATCAACTCATAGAGCCATTCACGCTGCTGGTCTTGCTACTGTCGATATTAGTGGTGAGGACGAGATTAAGTTCAACCAGTTTAACGCATATCGTCTAGACGATCCACATCCCTTCGTCCTTACTGAGTCGTTCTACTACACTGGACCACGTCAAATCGCCAGCTACATCAACGAAGTTCTTTATTCTGATGGTGCTCATCTCCAAGGCGGTAAGTCCTCTGAGACAATAATCCGTATGATGACCATGAACAGAAAGGTATCTCCAGTTATTGACTTGGAAAGAACCAATTTGAACGTCATTAGAAATATGATTGACAACCCACATCCTGACGACCTGGCATATGGTGCGTCTCCTGTAGTTGTGACATACTCCGAACTTGATCACCACAACGCAGGTGACGTTATTGATATTGGTGGAGAACAAACGAGGATTGCCTCTGTCAGCAATGACACCAGATCTATCCTGTTGTATAAGAACCCACACGCTTCACTTAATGAAGGTAACTTGCGTATTGGTGGCAGTGAGGCTTCTGTTGTAGATATCAATAAGAGAAGTGCTATCAAGTTCGAACCAGAGTCTAGCGCTAACGGTTCTGTATTTGCTAAGT